ACACGCCAGCGATGGCCAACTGACCGATGGCACCAGCTGCCACGTCGGTCATACTCACTCCGGCCAGGGTGCCGACAACGACGACCTGACCGGACACGACGTCCGCAGCGGCCGTGAAGGGGATGACCTTCCCTTCCTGCACATAATTTTTAGCCATGATCGTATCCTCATGCGGGGCGGATGGCCGCCCCGTCGTTTGTGGGTTTCTTAGCTTCCTGCGTTCTTGTAGAGACCGCGGTGATCCAGGGCGCGCGCGCCAACATCTATGCGGACCTTGAATTCGCGCCCGTCGATGTTGGACTGCTCCATCTCTTCGATGACAGGGGCCTGGTTGCCGTCCAGGAACATGACTTCGACGGTGTCGATGACCGAAGGATCGGCTGCCAGAAAGTAGGCCGTGGCAGATGTTGCATCGAGGCGGGCCTCAACGACAGGAGTCAGGGCGTTCTGCCAGGGGTTGACCACGCCAGAGTTCTTCTCGCTGTCCGTGCTGGCCACGGAGCGCAGCAGCACGTCTGCTGTCATCTCCAGCGCTGCGGGGACCAGCAGGTATCTGGGCGCGATGTTGAGGGTCGCTCCGTTGGGCCCGGTCTGCTTGCGCATGGCTGTACGCGCAGCTCCCAGAGTTGCGGACGCCAGTGCAGCCGCTGAAGCTGCAAGGTTGCCGTGGGTGGAGTGGAAAAGGGCAGTGTTGTCATAAGCCATGACCTGATTGCCGGTCAGGATCGCGTAGACCAGATCGTTGATGCGGCGGGAAGCAGCGCTGCCGAAGGCGCGCGGGATGCGCTGCAGGGCGCCAAGGTCGTCGTTGATCAGGGCCTGGCGGGTAATGGCGAACTTGCGGCCATAGGTGCGGATCTGATTCGCTTCCTTGAAGTCGGAGAAGCCGCCGTAGGTGTACTCGCCATGCTCGTTGATGAGCTCCAGGCTCGGGGCCTCGGAGAGCTGCGGACGGTCGACGCTCTTGAAGTCGTTGCCGCTGGCCGTGGCGCACCAGGCCTGCCATGTGCTCGGCGCTGTCTCATAGGCCTTCTGCAGGATCTTCCCGGCTGTGTTGGCCAGAATGTTTGCAAAGTCGCTGGTGGTGTGCATGCCGCTCAAGCGCACGATGCCCAGGGCCACACCGGACAGGGTCTGGTTATCCAGGCCTCGCACGTGCACCCCGGTACGCTCCAGGTGCTCCTTGGCGAGTTCGCGCAGGGTGTAGCCGCGCAGTTCCATGGAGCCAGGAGCGGGCTTGTCCACGCTCAGGTTGCAACGCATGGCCAGGGCGTCCCCTGCTGCAGCCGTGAACTTTTCCAGCTCGGTCTTGCCGGATTCGAAGCGACCACCGCCGACGGGCTTGTGGTCCAGGGACACGAGATCGACCATTTTCATGGTGGCGTCCTCAATGGTGGCGCACTGCTTGGCCAACTCCTTGAGCTTGTCTTCGTCCACGCCCAGGCGCTTGCCGCGATCCATAAGGACCAGAACATCCTGACCGGAAAGCTCGGCTTTGGGCTGCTGATCAGCAGGGGGATCAGCAGGCGCGGCCAATTCCTTGGCGATGACATCGGGGTCCAGGCCAGCCATAAAGACGGCCGCTTCCTGCTCCGTGGCTGCCGGATCGAGACCCAGCTTCTCCAGGAGCTTTTTCAATTTCTTATTCATAACCATGACTCCTTGCCCGTCCGGGCTCGTTGTGTTGGCGGACATGCTTATGGCCGCCGTGTCGTCATCCGCCCCGAACGGGCAGAAAGATGTTTCGAAAACGCTTGACTCGGTCCAGACATCGCACGGGCCAGTCACTGTCTGGCCGTTGACCTGCATGGTCGCGTCCTTGGCGAGCTGCACGATCTTCTTGGCCTGCACGCCGACGGAGGCCTGCCAAGGGAACGACTCGTCAGCCAGGCCAAGGACTTCCTTGGCGGCATCGGTGATCTTCGAAAAGGCACCGGCCACATAAAAACCGTTATCGTCTCCGGACCCCTGATCGATGGTTCCGACGATCTGCCCCCGGTTGTGATTCAAGAGGGCTGGCACTTTGGCCTTGGCCAGCTTCATCCCCGAAAGATCGATGATGAACCGTCCCCAGTAGCCCCAGTCGATGAGCTTGCCGGTGTAGGCCAGGATTGAGAACCGGCGCGGCGCTGACTCTTCTCCGGCCAGCGCGGCCAACTCGACGGGCGCGGACAGGGTCAGCACACCATCGTCGACAAACGCGGCAAGCTGCTTCTTGTTCCATGATGCCGTGCACGCGGCCATGGCATTAGCCTCGGTGTACCCGGCTTCGACTGACTCAGCAGCACAGCGTTTCAAAAATTCCTGCTTGGACTCGCCAAGCTTTTTCTTACCTTTCTGCGGCATTGCTCACTCCTTCAGTGGGGATCAGCCAGGACAACTGTTTATCTTCGCGCTTGAGTTCGTCGACTACCTCGTCGAAGTCGACGCCCATCTCGGCACAAATCGCGCGCCGCGTGGTCACCGACATCTGCAGCTTGAGCTTGGCCGCGTTGGCGTCCTTGACCGGATCGACCCAGGGCCATCCGGGCCGCTGCCAGGCCACCGATACATTCTCGGGGTCGATGCTCATCTTGCCCGTGGCCCACTCGACCTCAAGCCAACGGCGGGCGATGGGGTCGCACCACGACTCGACCAGGAAGTCCTGCTGCCCTGTCCATCCGCGCCGCTCGTCAAGAGACGCGCTGCGCTCCGACGAATACGAGGAGTCCGTGTAGTCGTGGGAATAGTTACCGTAGCGCAGGCCAAAGCCGACACTAGCGTCCTTGTTGCTGCTCTTGACGTAACCCTCATAGGGGCTGGACGGGCGGGATGCTTCGGCAACCTGGATCTCTGTTCCAGGGGCCAGTGTTTGGATGCGGCCCGGGTCAATGTAGTCAGACACGGACCCGGACTTCTGCTGGAACTGGGCCGCGCCCATTTCCGGGAAAGGGGTTTTGATGAACACGCCAAAGGCGGATGCCAGGCGGGCAGCCACGCGCTCACTGGCCTTGTATTCAGACAGGTCGCGGATCTCTTCGATGAGCGGGGCCAGGCGCGAAACGCCGCGCGTCTGCGAGGCCCTCAGCGGCAGCCACATGTGCACGATCCGCGAGGCATCGACGCGCACGGAGTCAACGCCGCCGCCGTAGAGGTAGTCACCTGGATGTGCGGTCAAAATCCAGTACGCGGCCACATCGCCAAATTTGTCGAGTTCGATGCCGCGCCGCACTGTATTGCCGTTTCCAAGCTGGCCGTCCTTGCTGGAGTCGATCAGGTCCTGCTCCAGGATCTCCACGCGCAGCGGATTGGTAGACGCGATGCGGCGCGGGTCAATCCAGAGATTGGCGAAAACTTCGCCGTCCACCCACCAGTGCCGAAGAGCCAGACGCTGCTGGATGCGGTAGAAGCGGTTGATCCTGGACCACGCGTGGAACGCGGCCTCCAATGTATCCAGAGGGGCCTTAGTGCGCACGTCTGTAAACTGCGGACGGATGCCCGTGTGCACGACGTTGTCGCCGATCTTGTCCAGCGCCCCGGCCACGAGCACGTTGTTGCGCTCAAGGGAGCGGGCGCGGGCAACGAGGGAAACGGCGTCGGTGCGCAGAATGGCGTCTGCTGACTTGCGAGTGGGCCTCCAATGGGCGTTGTGATCGGAGCCACCGGCACCGATGTACGAGGCGAGAGCGACGCGGGATGCGGCGAAGCGCATGGCGGTCTTGGGTGCGACGGCTCCGATGGCGCGGGCCATGATGCGTGTCCAGAGGTCGGGGCGAATCATCCTCGCCCCCCGAAAACTGCGGATGCGTGGTAGGACGCACCCGGGGTCATCATGGCAATGCGGTGTTCGAGCTTTTCGATTTCGCGGGCTATGGTCTCCAGTGCTGCGGACGATCTGGTCGTGCCGTCCGCGCCATAACTTGACCCGGAAGTCAGGATGCGATCCCGTTCGGCCTCGTATTTGGCCAGTGTCGCTTGGAGAGATTCAAGAGTTGCCATACCTTTCCCGGTTGTTGTGCTGGGGAGTTTCCGCGCAACAAATCCCTGAGCTGGCGAGCTATAGCAACCCTCGTGTTTCTACTGGTAGAAAATTTCTATGGATCAATCTTCCTGGAGGCTCTTGATGCCTTCGCCAATCGCGCAAAGCAGGCAGTCCGGATTCTGGCACCGATGGTAGCGGATGCGCACAGATCCAGACCACGGCATTGTCCTGCTGACAGGCAGGCGCTCTGCTCCGCAGCACGGGCAGACCGCGCCGTGCTTCGCGCTGTACGAGACGCCGGCCCTGGCCGTGGTGATCACCAGCGCGATCTCGCGCGTCGCTGCATTCATGCGTTGCTCCCAAACATCTGCCTTCCTCCTGTGTAGGGGTTGACCGCCGCCGATTGCGGGGCTGGCGCAGCCTGTTGCTCAATCACCTCTTTTGCCCACATCTTCACGCCGCGCACTTCGGCGGCTACCAGATGGTAGACCGCGCAGTCCCATCCGTGATTCGCCCGACCAGATGGACACTCCCACTTTCCGGTCTTTTCGTTTTTGTATTCGGCGCACATCATGCGCGCCCATTCATGGTCTGTCTCGGCATGGTAGCGCCACGCACCAGGGTCTGCAGGATCGATGGCGAGACGGTCAGACAGCATGTTCTTGAAATGAGTAACATTTGCCCTCAGCAGTTTGATGCCGCCGGGGATCTTGCGGGACGTCCCGGGATAGGTGTCGATATCCGACCAGGCGTACAGGGTGGCCATTTTCTGCTCTCCCTTGAACGGGAAGATCATCCCCCTATGCGCCCGGCAAAAATCATAGACGTCCGTCGTGTGATGGCCCATGGCATCGATCAGCGCGAACTGCACAGGATACTGCGTGCCGTCTGCGTCCATGTATGCGTCTTCGAACAGGACTCGTCGCAAGGCGTCGAACGCTGGATGGTACTTGTAGCTGCGCTCCTGCAGGTCTGCCGGGGCGATCTTGCGCCAGTCGGCGGGGATGAATCCTTCCCGAACGCACCAGCTGTCCTGGGCGAATCCCCACCCCCAAGCGCGGATTTCGTAAAAAAATCCGTTGTCCTGGGTGTCCACCGTAGCGTGCAGAACAGCCACGACCCCGCCGCCGGGGACCAGGCCGCGCGGGCGGTCATCGCGCAGGGCCAGGATCGGCGCTTCCTTGCGCTCGGCGTGCACGTCTTTCCAGGGGATAGCCTCATAAGCGTTCGAGAAGTCCTTGAGCTTTGTCTTGTCCTTCTGCCCCTTGAGAAATGCCGCAGCGCACTCGGACAGGGACACGAACGGCGACACCCACGCGGGGATATGAAAGCCGATCTTCTTGGGCTGGATCGCGTCCAGGGCAGCGAAAAGGCGCATGCCGCGATGGTCCCCGAGGGCCTCGTCATGCTCTTTGAAAAGCTCCTGGCCGCCGGAGCATGCGCGCCACTCGCCACGCTTGACCGCGTCGTCGCGCTCCTCGTCGGACCATGGCCGTGAACAGTGCCGGCACTCGTACCAGGCCAGCCCGTAAGCCTCGACCTCTTCCGGATCTGCTGATGCTCCGCCATCCCACTTGATGCTTGAAAAGAGCATGGTCTGGAGCTCCCCGCAGTGGGGGCACCGTGCCCAGTAATGGAACACGACCTGCGCAGTCCGCAGGGAAGTCCAGATTTGCCCGCGCTCAGTCGTCGGCGTGGACAGCTCGATCATCTTGCGGCTGTGCGCATAGGTCGTCGTGCGCTTGCGGCCAAGGCTGATCGGGTCGGCCTCGCCCTTGAGCTCGGTCGGATACTTGTCCGTTTCGTCAAAAATGACATATTTGCAGGGCTTGTTTGCAAGCTGGCTGGCAGATTGAGCGCTAGCCAAGTAGATGACCATGTGCTGCAGCTTGATGCGCCGGGTCGAGACATCGTCATCAGCGCCGGTCATGTACGAGGACAGGCGGGGCGATGCGGTCAACATCGGCTGGATTCGGTCTTTCGAGTTAAGGCTGGCCGTGTGGTCGTCGGGGTAGATGTAGAGGACTTCGCCTGGGTCCATGTCGATGCGGCTGCCCACGAAGTTGTGGACGGCTTCGCTGCCGCCGCTCTGGGGCGGCTTGCAGAAAACGACGGTCTCGACGCTCGGATGGTCGATGGCATCCATGATGCCGACCAGATAGCGCGCCGTGGAGTTGCGCCACGGCCCAGGCCGGGACGACTGCGACAGGACGCGATAGCGCTCGGACCACTCGGACACCGGGCGGCGCTTGGGCTTGCGTA